AGTAACGTGATCAGCCACACAACCTCATCCAGCGCGAGCTCGAAGTTTTCCGCTTTCATGAGTTTGTCGCCAAGGTGCTCCAGTCCGCCGTAACGCTTCGCGATTTCTTTCGTCGCGCGAGTAGTCAGGAGCATTTCATACTCCCGTTTACCGATCTGGATCATCGCGCCTCTGTCGTTTTCCATCTATTAACCCTCCGCCGCAAATGTCGGCTCATAGACCTGCGTGTACCAGGCCGAGATCGTTGCCGCCGGTACGCTCATATCGTCCTCGTTGACCTCCGCTTTCCACGGATGCTTGCCCTGACCGTCCAGCTTGTTGCGCCGAATGATCATTCCCTCGATCGACGGTGTCGAGAACGTAATGTTGTCGCCCTTCGTCTGTAGGTTTGTTGCGGGAATACCAAACACAACCCGGTAGAGCCAGAAGTAACGGTACTTGCCGTTGCTTTTCTTCGCTCGGAATCCAATCGCAACAGGCTGCCCGCCGTTCTCGCTCTGAGATACCAGCACCTTGTTATCGTCGATCTGTGAACCGGTCAGATCGCTCGCGACCGCCGCGCCAATGTTGTCGATTCCCAGCGTCAGCGTGCCGCTCTTGAACTCCTTGACCACCTCGGCCGCGCCATCGTCGGCGTAGAGTGTTGCTTCGTTGATATCGATCTTCATCTCCGCTGACATCGCCTTGGCGAGCGAAATAGGAGCGGCGTAGATCTCATCGCCGTTCGTCCCTTCGGTGATCTTCGCGTAATACAACTTATCCAATCCGATGGTTGCCATCTATTCTTCCTCCATGTACTCCTTCGCCACATCGATGGCAAAGTGGTGATAGCCCGTGTCCTCTTCCAGCCCGATATACCTGCGTTCCGATATCAGGAAACCTGCCGAGAGCAGCAGTCGAACGAGCTGTCTTTTCTTCGCGCCGTAGTTACCCTTTGAAAAGAGTGACAACCGCGCCTCCTCGATGTTCATGCCCGGTGCATTGTCCGAAAACAGCTCAAAATGCTCCGAGATCGGTGTGATCACGACGTACTCGTCCGGCGCGGTGGTAGAGAAAACGCCGGTCTCCACAGGAAGTCCGGCGCTCTCGACGATCGTATTCAGTTCTTCTAACATACTCACGGGATATCCAGTTCCTCCTTTAGCACCGTCTGCATCGCCTCAATGCACGGTTTCCGGCTCGAGGACTTGGTCTGCTTCAGAAACGGTTTCGGCGGCTGACCGTGTTTACCGTATTCCAATACATTGGCGAGCATGGCGTTGCTCACGTCGCCCCGCCCTTCCGAAAAACCGACCTTCACATCTAGATTTCCGTCGCGGTCCAATTTTGCGGGTGATACGCCCAGCGACGCGGCAAGCTTACCGGTCGAGCGAGATTTATTTTTCGTCCCACGCCCGATCGCCGCTTGCAAATTCGATTTCATCTTTTCCATGACGACCCTACCGCCCGCTGCGAGCGCTTTGGGAATCGCCGCATCGAGCGCGTTGCCCATACCGGCGATCTGGTTGAGAAACTCGTCCGGCATTTCGATCTTCACCTTAGCCATCTGGCGTCACCTTCTTTGCCAACACCTCGATGTACATGCCTCGACCTTTCACATCCTCAACGGACGTGATTTCGAAGTGATCATCGCCGCATTGGATCGCATTCGCAATGGTCACGGTCAGTCCTGGGATCACTCTGAATCGGAACAAGTCTGTAGCTTCCGAAAAAGTGGCACGATTGACCCATTTCTGAGAACCGTGCCGCCCTTCCCTATAAGCAAACACCGATGCAATGATTTGATCAATCTTTGTCGCGAATCCTTCCGCGTCTTTCGTCACTACTTCCCGCGCAATCGAGATCAGCGTGTTCATTCTGCCGTAGCTCATGAACCCACCTTCCAGTCGCGGTCAAGGCGAAGCAGGGTGTTCACCGTGTTCCATACCTGCTGCCCCGCCTGCACATTGTCTGCGAAGAATCCGCCCGTGCTGCCATCCCGACTTTCATAGAAATGAGATGCCAGCATGATCACCGCAGCCTCGGTCGTTGGTGGCATACCAGCCACTTCGTAAGTTCCGGCAGTCAGGTGTTGGTAGCTTTCGGCGTATGCGATGGCGGCATCGGTCAACCTTTGAAGCAGTTCGTCATCCGCGTCATGCTTCAGGATCAGGTTCGCTTTGACCTTGTTCAGCAACGTTGCCATCTCACATCGAACCCGGCTGGTCTGCCGCCATGATTCCGGCGTTCTTGAGTTTCAACAGAAGCGCGTTGAAATCGCTCTTCAGGTCGGCGATCGTCGTTGCGGTGCTCTCCGCTTGATTCGTCGCCTGATACACGCTGCCAGAGGTTTGCTCAGTTGCATATCCAGATTGCAGCCCAGTGACTGTGGCGGTATCCAGCACCTCCAAAGTACCGCCGATCACCAGTCGATCCCCGCCATCCGTCGCGTAGTTCTTACAGCTGCGGGTCACATCGCCTGCCGGGGTATCAATGATCTCCATATGAACCCTCCGTTACGCCTTCTGTTGCAGGACCTTAATCGCTTCCGGCAGAATCAGCTTGCCGTCGAGACGCTGAGAAGCGAGGAACCCGACCTGACCGGTTGTCGCATACAGCTCGTTCAGACGTTTGAACGTGCGACCCTGACGGTCTGCGATCCAGTAGTAGGAGAAATCACCAAACGCGATGGACTTGTTCCCCGCGCTAACCCCCGGCATGAACTCGCTGGTTACGATTCGGTGGCCAAGAATCGTGTCCGGCGCGTTTTCCGTGATACCCGGTCGCCAGAGGTACTGACCGTCGCCGTCTTTAAGCTTGCGCAGTAGCTTCACGGTCGTGTCGTTGAGTATGAACACCGCGCCCTTGCGATACGGTGCGCGTAGCGAGTACACGAGGTCGATCAGTTCGTCGCCCGTGATCGCAGATGCACCCGCTGTCGTGACGCCGACCTCCGCGCCGCCAGTTGCGTTGAGAATACCGATGGGTTTGCTCACGCCATTTCCGTTGAGGAACGCGTCCTCTTCCTTGTCGCCGATGCGCTTGCCGAACTGCTCCGACACATATCCTTCGATGTCGAAGATGCTGTCCGATAGCAATTCCTCCGACACCTTGATCATGGTCGCGAGCTTATACGCGCCAAGGACGACCTGCGAGAAGGAATCGTCCGAGAGGGGATAGGTGCCCTCTTCATCGACCCAGTCGGCGGTGCCTTTTGACGCAACCACCGGAATTTTCCGATCGCCGTAGCTCGTCTGAATCACATGGCAAAGCGGACGCAGCACATTCGCATTCGTCAGTTTCTGCACCAGCGTCTTTTCAAACTCATCCGGTACAAGATATCCGCCCTCGCTGTCGGTGCCCTCGACAAGGGAGTTGAGAATCTCGGGTCTCGGGTTCTTCGAGCGGATCGCGTTCCAGAACGCCTTCTTATACTCGATGGATGCGCGGCCAGTCTTTTGCTCCGTGTTGGTTTGCGCGGGCTTGCTGGTCAACGGATCGGCGGTGGGCTTACTCAGCTCCGCGTCCAACGCCGCCTGACGTTCGAGGCGCTCGACCTCTTTGCCAAGCGCGACGACTTCGGCCTCCATCTTTTCATATGCGCCAGCGTCCTCGGCGGAGAGAAGTCCATCCGTTCCGCGCTTGACATCCAAGAACGCCTTTGCGGCATCCCATTTCTTCGCGCGGTTCTCGCGCAGCTGTAGAATTGTATTCATTCATTTCCTCCTAGTGTGAAATCAAAGAGAGCCGCTGATAAAGCGGCTCAACGGGGTATTTCGGTTCGGTTGTTTGAGCGGCGGGTGTCTCCTCCGCATCGGATGGCTTGCTTGCCTGTTTTCGCTGTACCTTGTTGAGCAGCGAGTTCGTGACCGCGCGGCGGGAGAAACTGAACGTGACGTCGTCGCGCGTTGCCTGCCTTTTCTCATCTTCCAGAACGCCATCCACGAAGCCGAGCTCAATTGCTTTATTCGCGTTCATCCACGTTTCCGCATCCATGAGGTGCGCGAGCTTTGCGCGGGACATGCCCGTTTTCAGCTCGTATGCATTGATGATGCTTTCCTTCACCTCGTCCAGCATGGCGATGGCTTTCTGCATTTCTTCGCTGTCACCGATGGCTACCGTCAGTGGATTATGGATCATGAGCAAGCTCGTCGGCGCCATGAGCACCTCGGTACCCGCCATGGCGATTACCGACGCGGCAGAAGCCGCAATGCCGTCGATCTTGACCGTGATATGCCCTTTGTAATCCATCAGCATGGTGTAGATCTGGCTCGCCGCTACGCAGTCACCACCCGGGCTGTTGATCCAAATCACAACGTCACCCGTTCCGGCATTCAGTTCGTCCCTGAACATCCTCGGGGTGACGTCGTCTTCAAACCAGCTCTCTTCTGCGATCGTGCCGTTCAATGTCAATGTTCGGGTGCCGTCTTCGTTTCGCACCCAGTTCCAGAATCTTCTATTCAAGCAGAATCCTCCTTCTTGTATTGCGTCCCTGCGAATAAGCCCGCATCCTCTAGCTTCGTCATGGCCCCGTTGATCAAGTACAGATCGCCTCCAAGGTCTGGTGCGATGCGGTCGAGGTTCTCAAGCTCGCGGATATCGTTTGCGCTCATCCAGCCGTTCTGCCGCGCGGTGGCATACCCGCTCATGCGGGAGGCGTAGTCGCCGCGCAGCAGTCCGTCGACATTGAACTTGATGAGGTACGTCGGCTTTTCGCTCTCGCTGAACAGTACCCGGCACATGCTCTGTTCCCAACGCACGACCCAGGGATCAAGGGTGTATTTCACAAATTCCAGCGACTGCTGCTCGATGTTGCTGAACGACGATTTCTCCAAGTCCGCCAGCATGTGTGGCGGTACGCGGAAGATACGCGCGATCTCGTTGATCTGAAACTTCCGCGTTTCCAGAAACTGCGCCTGCTCAGGCGCAATCCCGATGGGTGTATACTTCATGCCCTCTTCGAGTACCGCAATCTTATGAGCGTTCGCGCTGCCCTGATATGCCGAGTTCCAGCTTTCCTTGACCCTCTGCGGGTCCTTGATAGTGCCTGGGTGTTCCAGTACCCCGGACGGAGCCGCGCCGTTAGCGAAGAACTTTGCGCCGTACTCCTCCGTCGCGATCGCCAACCCGATTGCGTTCTTCGCCATGGCAATCGGGCTATAGCCGATTAGGCCGTCGAACCCCAGTCCGGGGATGTGCAATACATCCGAGGGAGAAAGCGTCACCTGTGTCGATTTGCCAAGTGTGGTCGGATCTTCCGCCCCACGCTGATACAAATAAAAAAGCCGGCCGTTTTGATCACGGTCGACTGTCATTTTGCTCGGCATGAGCGGATAGAGTGCGATCACCTCGCCTCTTGCGTTTCGGATGATCTGTGCGTAGGCATTACCCCACAGAAGCAGGTGGCTCATGAGCGTTTCCCGAAAGGCGAAGCTCGTCATCTCGGGGTTTGGCTCGTCGTGCAGCAGCCGGTAGAGCGGGTGCTTGAACGCCTTTTCTTTGCCGCCGCTGTCATTGTATCGGTAGACATTTAGCGGCAAACCCGCGACGGTTTCGGACAGGATTCTCACGCAAGAATACACCGCAGTCATCTGCATAGCGGTCGTTTCGTTGACCGGTTTCCCGCTTGAAGTGCCACCGAAAAAGAAGCTGTAGCGACTACCGTTGAGAGAATCTTTCGGTTTGTCGCGTGAGTGAAATATCGCTCGAAATGGATTCATGCGTTTCCTCCATGGAACATTTGATTGACATAAACAGAAAAAAGCAGTACAGTGGCAATTGTGTGGTGTATTTTCGCACCATACAATATTTAATTTGAGGTATTTGATGTACAGCGACAAGACCATCGTCTGCAAAGATTGCGGACAAGAATTCACCTTTACTGCCAACGAGCAAGAGTTTTTCGCCGAAAAAGGTTTTACGAACGAACCACAGCGTTGCAAATCCTGCCGCGTCGCTCGTAAGGGCGCACCCAGAGGCGGTTCCCGCGATGGCGGATACCGCGACAACGCGCCGCGTCAGATGTATGACGCAGTTTGCTCGGAATGCGGCAAAGCCTGCCAGGTTCCCTTTCAACCCCGTACCGACCGACCGATCCTGTGCAGTGATTGCTTCAGAAGCAACAGGTAATTTCAAAGGCACATCCTTTACCGGATGTGCCTTTTCTACATCTGGAATAACGATTTTGCGCTCTTATGGCACCAATAAAAAAGGCACCTGCAGCATCGCAAGTGCCTTTGTGTAATCAGAAGCGTTCCTGATTATTTCATCTAAATTATTTACATAAAGCGGTTGCTACTTCGGTAGCTTTATTTAGGTCATCTTCGATAGGCACCCAATTGCATTTGATCTCCGGTGCAACTACTTCAAATCCAGCGTCGGTCAGTCTTTCTCGCAGTACCCTTGTGGATTCTCCGCTCCAACCGTAACATCCAAAAACCGCCGCCCTTTTATTCTTGAATTTTAATTCTTTGAGGAAATCCAGCCATCCACCTACCGAGGACAGGATGTTTTGCCCCACGGTTGGGCTTCCTACAGCGATTGCTTTCGACTTGAAGACCTCTGTCATGATATCGTTCTTATTCGTCTTTGATACGTTGAAAATCTTCACCCTAGTCGAGGGAGAAACTTGAGAAATCTCCTTGCCAATCCTATGCGCGAGTTGCATCGTGCTATCCCACATGGTGTCGTATATAATGGTGATCTGATCTTCTTGATAATCCTTCGACCACTCGTAGTATTTTTCCACAATGCTTAAAGGATTCTCCCGCCAGATCGCACCATGGCTGGGAGCAATGATATCAATGGTAAGATTTAACGCCAAGACTTCTTCGATTTTCCGCTTCACCAGCACAGAAAACGGCGTTAGGATGTTGGCATAGTATTTGAGCGCCTCTCCCCAAAGAAAGCAGGTGTCCGCAGCATCATTGAACAATTCCTCTACGGCTAAATGTTGTCCGAAAGCATCGTTGGAAAATAGGATATTGTCACCAGTCAGGTATGTTGCCATACTGTCCGGCCAATGCAGCATTTTCATTTCCACAAAAACGAGCGATTTCCCATTTCCAACATCAATCGAATCGCCGGTTTTTACGATATTGAAGTTCCATTCAGGATGATGATACTGCCCGGTCAGCGACTTAATTGCGCTTGCGGTACAGTAAATAGGTACATTCGGAATTTTCTCCATCAGCGCCGGCAATGCACCGCTGTGATCGATTTCTCCATGGTTAACAACAATGAAATCAATTTTTGAAAGATTGATTTCGCTTTCCAGATTACTAATAAATTCATTCGCGTGCGGCATCCATACAGTATCGATCAGAACGGTTTTTTCTTCTTCGATCAAGTAGGCATTCTGGCTCG